GGAACATACTCGCATCATAATCCAATTGAGTGGGTTGAAACTGTGAATAATCAACAGCCCCACCCATTAGCGCATTGTGAGCCTGTGGCATTCCCGCAAGTATTTGATTCTGCGCTGCAACATTACCTTGCTGAAAAGTCTGAGCTTGCTGTGGCATGAATTGGCCGAACACATCCAAGGCGCTCTGGTAGCCTTTCTGAGAATTAGCCTCTGCTGATGGGAATAACTTAAACAAGTCACCTCTAGCTTGCTTTGTGGCTTTCTGTGTTGCTGCGATTTGCGCTGCTGATGTATCTTGCGCTGCGCCTGCCGCCCTCTTTGACGCGCTATTTGATGCTGCTGCACCAACCAATGCGCCACCGCCAATTGCTAAGGCTGTGAATAATCCTGACATTAGCTAATATCCTCTAAGTAAAAACGCTCTAACTCGTCAAAGTTCTCGGCTGTTATGTTCTTTTGTATTTCGTCACCGTCAACCCCATCAGTAGGATGAATGGTTAACCATATAGTGTCTGCATGCGCCACAATAGCCCTTTTCTTTCCACTATGACCGCTTAATTGATTGTAACCTGTCAACCTTACTGCGCCAGTCTCAGAGCCTACAGTGGCATCACCGCTAACCATAAATTCCATATGGTCATATTTGTATATTTGGCCTGTTATTGCTACGCCTGCGGGTATGGTTATTTGTCTTGCATACATGCCGCCATGTATTTTATGTGTAACGGGTATGTCTACCTGTGGCATTGTCAATGCTATTTCATCGTAAGCTGTTATAGCATCCCTATATAATTGAGTTGCAGCATTCATACCAACACCCAACCTTGTTTTGTTTCACCAGCAATAGACTGGTCACGTTTAACGTATAATATCGCACCGGCCGCGCCCGCATCATTCATATAAACAGCTCCTTGAATAGCATCGATAACACCCTCTGGGTTACCTGTTCCGATTATCATCTCTCGCTGAGTAACTAAGCTAGTCCACGTCCGAAATGATTGCTCCATTGAACCATCATCATTAAGGATAGGTCTGTTTGCATCTGGTGGTGATACTCTAACGGCCACGTTGCGCCCCTGCTTTGATGTTAACTCTTAGCTTTAAAGCCCTAAACTTACAAGGGTCTGAGAACTCAAACAATAAAACGCCTAATCTTGGAAACCTGCCAAGCCTCGCCCAAACTTGTCTTACATTATACTCCCCAATCTTACCCATTGCTCGAGGTATTGGGTCATTAAATGATTTGCCATCAACGCAAGTACTTAATCTTACCTCTGGCTCTGGCTGGTCATCATTACCAACACCTGATTCGGTTGTTAGCTCTACGCTGTTAAGTGAAAATGAATCACCTTGGTTAGCGAGTGGCTGTAATGAAAACGCCCTCAGTATTGGGTTGTCATACTCTTTATAATTATCAAGCTTCAATTCACCTATTCGACCATCTTGTGAGTCACCACATAACACTCGACCATAAGCCGTCACCAGTGAATTAACTCTATGTCTAACATTCTGCGTCAAGCCCTTAGTGTCAACGATTTGGCTTTGTCTTTCGCTCCACGTACCAGTTAACACTTCATAAACAAAAGTAACTGATGGTAGTGAGAACTCAACAAAATAAGCGCCAGCTTGAGCGTATGAAAATGCAAAGCTTTCCACTATCTCATCTCTGGTAAATTCTTGCAGTTTGGCGTCAATAGCTGTTGTACTAACCTTTTGAGGTGTAGCCCCGTTAAGCGTCCATATAGCTGCGCTTTCGTTTACTGCGCCACCGATAAACATAAAGCCATCATTAATATTAACTAGGCTGAAAGGTGCAAAGCACCCCTTAGATACAAATAAGCCGTTACGCTGAAAAGGAAACCCCGGCAACCCTAAGTTGTCAAAGCCTTCGATTGTCTCTGAGCCTGTTATAGTGAGCTTATTCTTAACTACTATAGGCGCGACTATTGCGTCTGGGTCTGCTGCCGCTGATGCAAAATCTAACGCACTCCAAGTTAACCCGTCATTGGCTGATGATTTAATTATTTTCTTTTCATCTGTAGTGACTACAAAGAATGAATCAACATATACGACATGCTGAGGCTTGCCGTTTGTAGTGTTGAAATCTACGTCTGTTATTTGCTGAAATACTGTGCCTGCTGACTCATTAACAATGTATCCATTGCCACCAGGTATTAACACAAGTAATTGAGTGCCATTATCTGCAAACGAGCATCGAGCTTCGCCGGGTATAACGCCTAAAGCTACAGCGGTAAAAACCTCTAACCCTTCATCGTTAACGGTTCTGTCTATTCTGTAAAGCGTATCACCGTTAAGGAAGTAAGGCTTCCCGTCTTTAACGTGTGAGCCTCTATTGATTTGGTCAATTACACCTGTCGTTAGAATCTCAGACAATCCAGCCGACCCCTTTATCATGGCATCAGATAACGCCACAGCTTGAGGTTTATCAATGTAACAGTTCAAACACTGTTGATTAGACAAAGGCAGGCTGTCAGATACGTAATAACCGTTGCCTAGTGAAACCGGTACAGGCTGACCCATTACCTAGCCTCTACTATGTAATAGCTGTCTGCCTCTGCGGTAATATTGTTTGTAGTGGCAACGTTTGCAACTTGCAACTTAATGTAATCGTTTTGATCTAGCGTTGTATTGATATTTATGTTGAAAAAAGCAACATCCCTGCCACCTTGAAAACTGTTAACCTCCCTCGTCTGGTCTAGCACTGTCACAAAAGACGATGCCGAATCATCCCATTTAGTAACCCGCAGGGATATATCATCACCCGGCGTTCCATCAATCAAGAAATCGGCTATGACCTTAAACTCTCTTGGCGTATTGCCTAAATGCCTTAATTGCCCGCCTGCTGGGTTATCAAAGTGCTGTAAATCTTGAGATGTCCATAAGCCCGCTTCTACATCAACAAATACGCCAGCCGTTGTTATGGTGCTAACCGCTTCTGTTGTCACCTCTATATGCCCGCCCTCGAAGGTGTTAGGCATACCATTATTACCCGACCATGCAGCCACTAAATCCGAATTGCTCATATTTGGGGTTATGTTTGCATCTTGGGAGTTAAACACCCCATTTCTTGTAATTATTGCGCTTTCAATAGAAACCGTTGACGGGTTAATAAAATTAGCCGGGGCAAAGTCAAAAAATGATACCGTAGCATTTAGGTCAATGTTTTGGTTAGACCTAAACCTCGATGCCATAGTGAAGCCAGCACCAGCTTTAAAAAGCGAGTAAGCACCGTCTGTTAAGCCTCTAACTATTGATGTATCAATGAAATAACCACCAACCCAAGCCCCTGCAAGCGTTAGCTCTGGCTTGCCACCAAACCGCCCAGTACCTACTTCTAAGCCCTGCCTGTAATCTGTAATCGTGCCTAGTGATGTGCAATCGTTGTAATTAATACGCGCAAACTCAAAAGCATTAAAGCCCGTGGCCGACGTTAAGTTATAGACCTGCGAGGCTGCGCCAGTTACTTCAACCGCATAGTCAGAACCAATCAAGTTACCCGACCCGCCAACCGGTGATGTGAACATTGTATAGCCAGTCTCGGAAGATATAAGCTTAGATATGTCAAAGCTGTAACCCGCCAAATTTAAGCCGCCCGAAGGAACATCTATTGATTGGCTACCCATATCAATAATACCATCAATAAAATACTGCTTGGTACTATCAAGCACACCAGCCAAGTCTGAGGCTTGCGTAACCACTACCCTGTTTTGCAAGTCCTCAATATTACCCGCTGTAATTTCAACTGAATTAGCTGTTTGCGTAATGCTAACGTTAGAGCCTGCCTTTATGCGCTTAAAGGCGACCTGCGCTGCTGTTGAGTCAACAATAACATTAGCGCCATCAGATGCGCTTCCGGCGTTAGCTAAATTCGTTTTGAGTGCCACGCTACCGTATGGGTCAAGCGTTGCCGTTATCCCCTGCGAAGGTGCTAGGGCACGAATAAAATTAAGCTCACCAGAAGGTTGATTGAGTATCTGTACCGCCGTGGGTGAACCTACGCCTTTAATCTGGCCAGTTACGCCAAGACTAGACGACATTGAAGCAAATGAAATACTGTTTAATGTACCGTTACGCACTAGCGCGAAGTTATCAGAGTCAACCGCACTCGTTACCGCTACAGCGTTTGTTATATCTTGCGCGACTGATTGACAAGTCATTTAATTACTCTCCGCATGATGCTGGATTATCTTCGCAGCAACCATCATAAAAATTATAATCTGAAAAGGTGTTATTGCTGCCACTGCCTATTGGCATATTTGAAGTATAACTACTGCCTAGGATTGGGCTACCAAGCTTAACCATAACGTTTAAGCCGTTAGCTGCTCTGGCTGATAGGTCTGGTGTAATAACTACGTCATAGGTTGCGGCAAGCTGAATCGCTACGTTGGTTTTCATTCCCATTATAGCGCCAGCAGGGACAGTTACCGTATCAGTCGGATTGGTTAGCTCGGTATATCCAAGTTTAACGCCATCAGCATCTTGCATTGCCATCCAGTCATTTAAGTATCTTAACGCTGTTTGGAAATCTACCGCTGGTATTGATTGCTCTGCTGAGTTAATCAATAACTCTTGCAGTATATCATTTACTAGACTTTCTGCCGTTGCCATTCGTTTTACTCTTTTGTGTTGGTTTCTTCCAGCCTAAAGATAAAGCCCATTCCAGCGAATTTTGATTAACTTTAATCTCTGTTCCATCTGGCTTTACTAATGCGATTAAATCTGACATGTGAACCCCTCAAGGTTTTTGTATATTTTACATTATATAGCACGAACAAAAAAGCCCCAATTACGGGGCTTGATTAGCTTGCTTCAATACTAAGGTGTACCGAATGATTTACCAGCAAAGAACGGGTTAAGAGCCGCATAAGCTGGACGGAAATCAATACGTACAATCTGCTTATTCGCATCACCATCAGCGTACTTAGAGATACGGAATTGTAAACCGTCCTCAGTAGTGGCGATAGTATCAGTGCTGTAAAGCTTCTTGATTGGTACAGAACCAATTGAGAAAGCTTGTTTATGCCAGAACAAGTTAGGTTGAATAATAGTGCTAGCAGCACCGCCAAGAGTTACGCCGTCACCAGAAGTTAGGGCGGAATCAACAGTGTTGAATGCGCCTGCCGCTTCATAGATACCAGGGCCAGTAATAACCAAAGTACCCGCACCAGAACCGTTAAGCGTAACGGCTTCGGTAACAGTACCGCTAAACAAGATGGCCGCGCCAGTTTCGTCAAGGATTGGCTGGCGAGTTGAAAGGTTAAGACGGTTACGACCTGTGACAGTGATGGTTTCACCAGCTGCAACTGCTAAGTTAGCTTGGAAACCAGCAACAGCAATTGATTGCGTCATAGTGTCTTTAGCTGACAAATAAGTGGCTGTAGGCGTAGCTGACAATGTGCCTGTTCTACCCGCACCAGCGCCTGTTGTATAGCTAGGTAAGGTGGTGGCAGTCATTACCTTCATACCGGCGAACATATCAGTGATAACGGCTTTTTGGTTAGCTGACATAGAGCCAGTTTCGCCACCTAAGCTACGTTGATTACTTGCAAGTTTACGTTGGGTATAAGGGTTAGCGAAATAACACCAGCTGTCATCCATAGGGATACCAGACGATTGCATTAACGCACCAGCTTCGGCGACTTCATCCCAAGTAGTGATACCTGTTCCAACTGTACCAGCAGCAAGTCCGGTGTTTTTCATGCAGAAGTTAGCGAAGTCAAGCTCAAGGTCAGTTTTGATACGTGTAGCCATTGGGGCTAATAGCGCGTCAAGTTGATCCATTTTCAAGGCTTCGTCGGCTTCGTTAAAGTCAACGTCTACAGTGAAGTAGTCCTGCACTGTACCAGAGGCTTTACCAGTGATGATATCTGAACGACCAACACCAGTGATGTCACCAGCAGAGGTGCGCTTAGATACATAATCAGTAGGACGTTTAAAGTCTACTGTATCGCCAGTATCAGCTCCAAATTTACCATTTAAAAGCTGAGTGTTTACGTTCTTAGAAATTACACGTCCAGACTCGAACTTGTCCAAAAATACTTTAGCGAGTTTACGTGTAAAGTTACTGTCAAAATTATTAGCCATGAGTGGCTCCTTTATTCAAATTTAGCGTTGCCGATATAATTATATTTACCAGCGTCTTTGTCTCCACCGCCTCCGTTAACTTTCGTTGCTGGTGGTGGCGCGTTGGTTTTTCTAGGCTTTAAAGCTGCAAGCTTAGGTTTGATTGCCCTTTCGATATATAAAGCCGCCTGTATTGGGGGCATAGATAATATCTTTTCAGCATCATTGTAATTAGCTGCTAGGTGCTTGGTGATTAACGCGCCTTGCTCATCATCTAAAATGTGCATGGCTACATCTTCACTAAGTCCGTAGCTGGTAACTAACTGCCCTGCTTGCTGCAACTCTTGAGTGTCGATTCCAAACGCCTTAGCTCTTTCTGTGTAGATTTGAGCTTTCTTGTTTATTTCTTCACCTTGCTTGCGTTGCTGCTCTGCCTGTTGTTGCTGCGCGTATTGGTTCTGGACGTTTTGCCCATACTCATAACGCGCATTGTTTTTGATAGATTCTTCATAAGCTGCAATCTTGGTGTCATAGTCATCATCAAACGGGTCAGGTCGCTCCATTACTTGCGGGGCTTGCTGCCTATTCTGTGCTTCGTACTCGTCAAGTTTACGCTTATACTCTGCCGCCTCTCGCTTGGCTTGTTCAGCCTCGAAATGCTTTTGAGATATTCGCTTGTTAATTGCATCCTGATTAACTTGCTTTTCACTATCAATGGGATTTTCTTCGTGTTCCTCGTCACTATCAGTCGCTAAATCTGATGGCTCATTGGCCTCTGTAACTTCTTCGTTTTCGACTTCCTCGACATACTCGTCATGTTCAAAAATCGGATCGTCACTTTGTAGCTGTTCACTCATGTTATTGCCCTTAAAAGGTATTTCTAGCCGCGATACTGTCGCGTACAGTTGGTTTATTTTAACACTTCATAACCCATATTCAAAATAATACTTGTTTTAGTGCAAATGATGATGTACGGTAATGCAAATGATGCAAATAACAGGGGATTACAATGATTACAGCAGCAGAAAAATACACACCTCATTTAGATGGTTGGCATCTTGGCGATACTCTTATCCAGGGTACTGGAGGGCATGGCGATAGCGCTGAGACTTACAGCGAGACATACGCTAAAGTTAATTCTTTGGTAACTGTTACCGAAAAGCTTAACACTGGGAAAAGAAACGAGAAAGGTAAGATTATTTATTACTCGCATAGCTATAAGGTTAATCGGGTCAGTCGCCTAGGTGACATGCTTGAAATCAGCCCATTAATATATGATGCTTTTTTGTCTGCTGGTTTTAGTGAGTACGCAAGCATGGATTGTTACGACCTGATGAAGTGGCAAACAGATAAAAACGGGAATGAAGTTGAGGTTAAAAAGGGCTTATCGTTTTGCATAGGTGATTTCGAGGCTAGATTAATCGGAAGAAAACACGCATTTTTATTTAAATCAAAGATTGTTAGAAACTTTAAGGGTAAGGCATGAATCCAGTTACAAGAA